GCACGCGAAAGCACTCGTATCCCAGCAACTACACCTGCAAGACTGGCTGGTGAAAGTCCAGAAGTAGCTAATTTTCCACCTGTTGACATGATGTTTTTCACTCCAGCAAGCAATTGAGTTGCACTTTCCATTAGATCAAGGTAGTCACTCTTGTTTTCATCTGCAACTTGTTTGAAATTTTCAACGATCTGTTGAATATTTTGTGCTCGTTTCTGTGCATTACCTATTAGGTTAAATGTTTTTTCTTCCTTAACCACTAGAACATGTTTCATATTTTCACGTTCCTTGTGGGACAATGCACCTTTTTTAGTGTTCGATTTTGTATCCATGAGTCTTTTCCTCTCGCGTGTGTCTCATTAACCATTTATGAAGCTTTTGTCCCGTCCAGAATAGTGGATGTTCGCCATCTTCTAACAGTGTGTCTCCAATGAACTGTATGTATTCAGGAGTTGGATTATCCATGTTATCATACCGCCATTGCACAATCAATTTCTGCTTTGGCTTTAAACCAACTATCTTACTTTCATCCTTACTTTCACCAATGCAGAGAGAGCAATATTTACGAACTTCATATTCAACAATTGTAGTTGGCGTATTCGCAGTTGCCGCACGCAACTGCTCTTTACCTTCCAGATACTGCTTAAATGTCAACTTCATCGCTCTTTTTCTTTCCCAATTTCAATAGTTCTGCAATTTGTTAGAATATTTATAACATTTGTGCAATATTCTAATAGAGTGAAATTTGCAAAGGTCCATTTCAAGAATTTCATCCTTTGGAAGGTCCTTAAGAAATGATTTGTATTTTTTTGCAAAATGTGGATCCATTGCAATTGCAGCTTCACCTTGAGGAAATCGACCTTCGATCACATTTGTTGCATAATAATATGCCATATTTGGACTCTTTGCAATCGCAGCTTCGCCTTCTGGAAATCGTCCTTTAATCACATTCTCTGCATAATAACATGCCCACTCTGGATCCTTTGAAATCGCAGCTTCACCTTCTGGCCATCGTCCTTTGATGACAGTTGCTGCATAATTATATGCATAATATGGATGCTTTGAAATGACAACTTCTCCCTCAGGAAATCGTCTTTTGATTACATCTGTTGCGTAATAATATGCCACATTTGGACTCTTTGCAATTGCTCTCAAGGCCAATTGTTTGTCTTCTGATGATAACTTTTTTCTTAATTTCAATGTCTTATAGGCCAGCTCAGGCACAATCAAGTGTCGTTTCTCATATCCAGGCAATGTCTCTGGATTAGAGTGATATTTGTAAAGGTCCATTTCATGTAGTTTCATTTTTTGAAAGTCTCTTAAGAAATCGCTGGTATTCCTTTGCATAATATGGTTCCTCTGCAATCGCAGCTTCCCCTTCTGGAAATCGTCCTTTGATGACATTTATTGCATAACTATATGCCCGCATTGGATGCTTTGCAATCGCAGCTTCCCCTTCAGGAAATCGATCGTTGATAACATCTCTTGCATAATAATATGCCCAATATGGATCCTTTGAAATCGCAGCTTCACCTTCTGGCCATCGTCCTTCGATCACATCTCTTGCATAATAATATGCCCATTCTGGATCCTTTGCAATTGCAGCTTCACCTTCAGGAAATTGACCTGCAAGGACATCTGTTGCGTAATAAAATGCATATTTTGGATCCTTTGCAATTGCTCTCAAGGCCAATTGTTTGTCTTTCGGAGTTAGTTTTTGTCCAGATTTCAACGTCTTGTATGCCAACTCCGGCACAAGCAGGTGTCGTTGTTCATATCCAGGTAATGTCTCTGGATTAGAGTGCAACTTGTAGAGGTTCATTTCATGGAGTTTCATTTTTTGAAAGGTTCTCTTTTTTATAAGAGTTTGTCTACATTGGCTGTTGCATAATTAGACGATATTAACCACTGTATAAATTTACCCCATTCAGGATATGATGATAACAATTCAATCTCTTTTTTATTAATTTCAACGTCTTTCTCATTCATCACTTGTGATGATGCATAGTGGAATTGAAATTTTCGTTGTTTACCCTCTGGTAAATTAAGAACAATAATAAAGATTGGTCCTTGATTTGCATAGGTACTAAAAGTTGATTCACTGTCACGGCCGGCGGTACACCACTTTGTACCAGCACCATAATAACATGCAGCGGCATGTGATAACAACTCACCAATAAAAATATTCTCTGTTTTTACAAGTTGTTTAATTCCTTCTTTTTTTGTGCTTTTTATTTGTTGTTTTTTACTAACAGTTGGAGAATCCTTTTCAACTACATCATACACTTGATCAAGAGATGTATATTTATTAATATCGCGTTGATCGGCCGGAAGCCTCGATTTCATCTTTTCAAACTGTTTCATTGTATCTTGCATGCGAGCTGCATCTTCCATGCGAAACTGTTTGTTGGCATACGCTCGAGCTAGAAAAGTCAAATACTTACCCTGTTGTCCTGTTGGATCAATTGATAATAGTTGTCTAGCAATTTCAAGTGGATCATCACTATGGATTTTATTGTCGGATTGAGCAGCACTAATAAGACGCGGCCCAAACTGTGCCGCGACATATTCAACGCGGCCTTCCGATAAACGTTGAACTGTTTCATGTAGTTTCATTTTTTGAAGCTCCTCAAGAAATTGCTAGTATTTTTGCCCACGTCGTAATATTTCTGGTTTAGAGTAATATTTATAGAGGTTCATTTCATGTAGTTTCATTTTTTGAAAGTTTCTTAAGAAATGTCTGGTATTGGGTTGCATACTCTGAGCTCTTTGCAATTGCAGCTTCACCTTCTGGCCATCGTCCTTTGATTACATTCATTGCATACCTATATACCCACTGTGGATGCTTTGCAATCGCAGCTTCACCTTGTGGAAATCGACCTTTGATTGCCTCTGTTGCATAATTATATGCCGCCCATGGATCCTTTGAAATCGCAGCTTCTGCTTGTGAAAATCGTCCTTTGATTACATTCATTGCATACCCACATGCCCACAATGGATCTGTTGCAATTGCAGCTTCACCTTGTGGAAATCGACCTTCGATCACATCTGTTGCGTAATAATATGCCCACTTTGGATTTTTTGCAATCGCAGCTTCACCTTGTGGAAATCGACCTTCGATCACATCTGTTGCGTAATAATATGCCATATTTGGACTCTTTGCAATTGCTTTCAAGGCCAATTGTTTGTCTTCTGGAGTTAGTTCTTGTCCAGACTTCAATGTCTCATATGCCAGCTCGGGCACAATCAGGTGTCGTTTTTCATATCCAGGCAATGTCTCTGGATTAGAATGAAGGTTGTATAGGTTCATTTCATGTAGTTTCATGTAGTTTCATGTCATTTGATTACTAATCTTCGTTACAATTTGGACAATGGAGATCACCTGCTTCTATTACAATATCATTGATTATCATGCGCCTTCTCCGTTTATCATATTTATTCGGAAATGTTGAATTGTTATACATTTTTAAGCGCATATTTTAATGTTCCACAGTCCCACACTCGATAGTAACCGGCGTTCTGCATATTTTGATACTCTGTTAACTTTGAATCATAATTAGAAAGCGTTTCTTTCAGTATATCTTTACGATAATTCCAACGATGCTTTCGTTTACCATCAACCACGTAGAAATAATCAGGAGGATTTGTTTTCACAAGATCAAATCCTATTTTCTCATACAAGTTACCATCACTCCATCGTCGATCAGCATAGCTATATATTTCACTCCAACTGTGATTGCGTTGAAAGTGTTTGAGTAACTTTGAAGCAACACCAGGAACTCGAAACATCGTATCTGTTGCAAATCTCACCAATTCATACGTTCCTTTCTGTTTGTTTGTGTGCACTCCGATTCCTGCCCTAGGTGGCGAGAAAGTCATCATTGCGACGAGTTCATTGTTGTAATACGCACCATATGCAATCTGTGAGTTGTCGTTACCTTGATTGTGATATGTGTTTAGGAATAATGATTTCTTGTTTTTGTTTACAACGAGACAAATTTCACACTTTCTTGCGTGAACTCGTGGGGTATTGTTTCTTCTTGCTTTGTGTACTAATTTACTTTGTATTAGTGGTATGTTGGTGAGCTCGTCTTCGAATATAATCGTTGGAACGATTTTTTTATCAGATAACGTATTTAAGATCATAAGAGCTGTTTTACTGTTTGCTTGTGAACGGTCGAGAGGAATAAACACAATTGCATGATTATTCTCTTCACTATAAAGATCAACAACGATATCTTCAATTTTATAGAATTGCTTATAATCTCCTACAGTAAGAACATCACGATATGATTTCATTCGATCGTGCAATGATAAGTATTGCATGAAAAGCGGAGGAATAGTTCCCTTGAGATGGTTGCGGGAACCAACATTTTCGCGCCATCCAATCATTTGTAAGTTGCTCTTATCTGCGCAGATTTCAGGAGGAATGTAATTCTCAAAACAGAAACGTTTAGGAACAATATGATCAAGATGATAAGCTCCTATAACACCCGCCTTACCTCGTGGAAGATTGTTGGGGTTAATTTGTTTCTTGTATTTTCTATATGTTTGTGCTGTTAGTGCCGATACGTCAGCCTTGTATTTTTGCCATTCAGTTGCCGTTTCACGCCACTTCTTTGAATTGGCTTTTGACCATTGTGTTACAGTTGATGTTCGGTTAACCTTACCACACACCGTACAAGTCGTTTTCTTCTCGATGACATTGCCAGGATACGTTTCAAACTCGTGACCACACACTATGTTTTTGAAGCGTAGCTTGTGCTTGGTGGTTCGCAACGCAGTAAAATCATCGAGAATGATCACACCTCTTGACACCATCTGGTCGATGTGCCCTTGTTGAATGTGTTTTTTGTGAGCTTCTTTGCGGGAGTTGTTGCAGTTGGGACAACCACCAACGTTGTACTTTATGTATGTATGTCGTTTGGATATTGGTGTTGCTAACCATTCGTGATTGCACACAATGCATTGCATTCGATGGTGTTTTTTTGCACCTTTGAATGGTTCCAATAATTTAATTTTGTTTTCTTGTTCCAACGAGGTTGGGTAAGAAGCATCAATATCTCCAACTGCTGGCATAATAGCTCTCCTGTTATATAAACATTGTCCGCTATTTATATCCAGAATTCAACTTCGTACGAATCGGTTGAGATGCCTACCTGAAAACAAAAAAGCCCGCATTTCTGCGGGCTTTAGTGTGTTGCTTCAATTATGAGAACTGGAAGTTCTGTACATTGATTTTGCCGTAGTAGTCAGCAGAATTACCCAAACTTGTTTGGCTCTGTGTGAACGCTGTCTTACCGTAACGAGTCATCATGGAGACGACTGGCTGGAATGTGACAGGGTTGATCACAACACCGGAGCTCATCAATGGAATGTATGGGCAGTAGAAGTAACCGGTATCTGTTTCACCGTTACCACCTTTGTAACCGACTAGAATTACGTCGTTAACTGCACCAGAAAGACCACTTACCTGGTTCCACAAGTAGCTGTACACTTTGATTGTACCATTCAATGTACCAACCAACATGGTGTTGTTTGGACCTTTGAAGGAACCAGCAACAGCAGGTGCGAACACCGACTTAGCTGCGCTCTGTAGAAGAGACACGACCATTGGCGAAACAACGATAAAGTTGCCTGGACCACGACGAGTCTTACGAGCGATTTCGTTACATACAGCGTTGATGATGATTCCAAGGTTTGCGAAACGATCGCCAAGATATGCTGGCTGGTATTGTGGACCAAGACCAATAACTGCATAATCAAATGCAGCAACTGTACCGGCAAGTGCCAACAGGTCGCTAAGAATTTCTGAATCGATTTCCTGAACGATTTCTGCTGAAACAACTTGGGTTAGTTCACTTTCTAGATCAAGACCGTGCTGGGCTTTTAGGTCCTGCATAGCTTCGATTGTCCAACCTGCTTGTAGCTTACGTGTACCAGCTTCAACAGCTTGTGATACAACTTCAAGCTTGACTGTACGACCACCGGAACCTTCAATGAAAGAACCTGAACCGCCGTATAGACGACCTGCATAGTTGTTTCCAATCGCATCAGGGCCGTAAGGACCAAAGAGTGATGTGTTATGAGCTGGAATGCTTGATGGCCATGAACCGCGTGATGCTTCTGACTGAATGTCAGCTTCATCACCTGCAGCATTTGTGACACCGGAAGCGCCTGCTGGCTGAGCAAGTGGAGTACCGATAACAGCACCAGCTGCGCCGGAATAGAACTGACGTAGAACTGGGTTGTTACCAAACATTTCGTCTCCTGCTGCGACGTTACCAAAGTTGCCTGCTGGATTTGGTGACCATGGGTTACCTGGTGTACCTGCTCCAGGAACGTTTACGCCTTCACCGAAACGATAACGCATTGTATAAACCAGACCAACTGGACCTTGCATTGGCTGAACGCCAACGATTTCAGTTGCAATCGTGCCTGGGATAATACGACGAATCATCGGAATTAGGATTTTGCGGAAACCGGCAATATCGTGTGCTTGGACAGCGCCTGCTGCTGCGGTTTCTGCCAAGATGTGGGACTTTTGGTTTTCAAGACACTTGCCGACGATTTCTTTCTTGTGAGCATCAAGACCGTCGAGTAGTGTTTCTTTTACCTCAGACCAATTTTCAAATAGTTCCATTTTAATTTCTCCTTAATGGGTAGCTAAAGTGTTGCTGATTAAGAAATGCCCGCTATGCGATGCAAGCGATGCTTTTCTTCTTGTGAGAGTTTTCCAACAACTTCTTGCTCCAGCTTAACGCCTTCAGCAAGTACGTCATCAGAGTTGCCTGTTACAGTTTTACCTGTTACGCTTTTTGCTGCACTTTTTTTCTCACCTTCAGCCAGTACTTTTGTTTCCTTCTCTGAGGTAGTGCTTGTTTCTTTTTCTGTTGTATCTTTCATTACGCGACCAATATAGGTTGCGTAAGCATCTTCAAGAAGTGGGGTATCCACATTCTTCAAAATAGCTTCCATGACTTCTCTGGTGCGACCAGAAACTGGTGCCAAAATATCACGCATTTTGTTATTACGTTCCATTTTAGCAAGTTTCTTTTCGGTGCCTTCAAGAGATGTAAGAGCGTCTTCAAGTCGTGCCTGTGCTTCTGTAAGTTTGCCTTCAGCAGAATCATCTCCTGAGTAGTGCTTACGGAATTCAGCAACAAACGATTCAAACACTTTCCTACCAAATTCATTTTTCTTGACAACTTCTACGTCAGCACGCAGTTCTTCAACTTCTGCTGATAGTCGAACTTCAAGGAATGTGTCGAGTCTTTCAAGAAGTGTTTCCATGTCTTTCTTGAGTTCTTCGGCCATTTCATTTTTTGCTTCGACAAGATTTTCAGCGTGTTCAGCTTCCAAATCACGGAAACGTTCGATGTCTTCTTTGAGTTCTTTCAATTCTTCTATAAGAACTTCAGAAACCTTTTCGTCAATTGCTTCAATTAGGGTTTCACGTTCTGCGATCCACTGTTCGTTTAGTTCAGCAGTAACGTTTGCAGCAGCTTCTTCACGGGCCGTTGTTACAGCTTTGTCCAGGTGTGCTTTAAAAGCTTCGCGAATCTCCAGCGACGTTTCCTCTGTAAGTACTTCTGTCTCAAGTAGTTTCTTAAGCAATTCTTCCATGTCAATTCTCCTTAACGAATTGGTTTTGTACATTATTATTTATATTACGTGCACGCTTATACGGGGACGTGCAGTATTAGTCGTATATTTCTTCTTTCTTTTCAGATAGTTACAATCGTAACAATATTCTGAAATCTTAGTCTCGAATGGCAAAAATTCCTTCAGTTAACCATGTCAGTATTTCTTTTTTAAGGTATTTTTGAGCTTTGGGATCATGTCGAACTGCTTCTGCAAGTGAACGAATATTGCTCCCGTTATGTGCCTGTTCTAGAGATTCATAAATGGAACCTGGATATGCACCTGGAGCTGACGGTTGTGCAACAATATCCACGGTGACGAATTGAAACCCACTTACGCCACCACTTTCATTGACATTACCAGCACCACGACTTGAAACACCTACACGAACTCCGCTATTAATCAATTCACGAGCAATGTTACCCATTGGCGTGTTCAATAGCTTCGCTTTACCGTAGGCATCGTTACCTCGCATGTTAAGTTCTGTAATAACATGAGAAACACGATCAAGGTTAATTTGCAATGATTGTGGATGATCAAGCTCACCCATAATACCCTTCTGTTCAGTGATTCGGCTTAGTGCACCATTAACTGCTGCACCAACTTCACTCAAAGGATAGATACGACCGTTTCGATTTTTAATACCCGCTTGCATGAAAACACCAGACAACCACAGAGATTTACCATCGTGAGATGCTTCCTCAACAAGATGGCATTCTGACGGTGTCAGTTCTTCAATAAGCAGAATAGGACTTTTAGACATAACATTTCTCCTTGGGACAGCTAAGATTAGTCGTCTTTGTCGTCGTCTTTGTCTTCGTCTTTCTTATTTTTTTTCTTGAATGGGGTTGGCTTTTTGTCGTCTTCAGAACAGTTGCAAGGGTCACAATCACACTTGGAACACTTGTCGTCGCTCTTGTCGTCCATGTCCTTTGATTCACCAACAAGAATTTCTTGTGTTTTGAGACGTAGATAGTTACTGAATGCTTTTTGCGCATCAACAGACTTTTCATTTGCGATATTAACTACAACCGCTTCGAGATGTTTCTTCATTTCTGGCGTCATTGCGTCCACTCCTTTTCGGAAATTAATGATAGGGTTATAAAGAAACCCCTGATTTATTTATTGAAACTGATAATATTCATATTAGAATTAATTACTTAACAGGAACATTCCCTGTTAAATCAGCGGGTTTACTACCCGCTGGCATTCCAGTTTCTGCACCTACTTCACCTGGCGCAGCTGTCTCAGCGCCCATATCACCACCCATATCAGCGCCCATATCAGCGCCCATATCATCACCCATTCCAAGTCCTGGCCCGAATGTACCAGCAGTCATTCCACCACCTGGCTCCATTCCCATTCCTCCTTCTGGTTGTGTAACATAAATTTTCATCATATCTTCCGGTGATAGGTTATCTGGATCGAGGCCCATTTCTTCTGCACGTAGACGTTCATTCTCAAGTACTTCTTTCTCCGTTAGTTGACCGAAGCGTTTGAACGCGAATCGTGGTGATATACTTTGAACACCAATGGCAGTTGACATAGTACTAAGCAATTCGGAATCAAGTTGTTGTTGACGCCAAATACCAAAGTTTTCTGGTTCTGGTAATGCGATTCTAAAAATTGTTGGATCGACGTTAATACGAGCCATTCGTAGATATCGTTTGAATTCTTTATCAAGAACCTTTGCAATATATCCTTGCAACCGTTTAATGTAGTTGGCAAACCGCAATTCTTGTACATATGCCACACCAATCTTACCATCATTCAATATGGCATTGTCATTTCCTTCACGCATGAATGATAGAGGAATACGAAGGCCCCGGAATACTTTCCATTGGAAATATTCCAAGTCGGCCAATTCACCCAATCCCTGTCCACCAGGGAGCGATTCTACTTTGGATCCACGACCTTCTGGACGTTGTGCAAAGAAGAAGTCTTCTGAGTTCTTAGTGAACACACCACAATCCAACGCAAACGTGTGATAGTTATGATATTGATGATTTTGGTCAATTGTTAGTGTCCCCACGTCTTGTGATACACCAGGTTCAATTTTAATAACACGATGGTTTGCATAAGCAACGTGTTGTGTGGCTAGCTTTGTTCGAAGAGTCTTAAAGTTTGTGTAACCAAAATATTTCAACATCTTTCCAAGCGAACGCTTAGATAATGCTGTTGTTTTAATTTTATTTAACCAAACAACGTTGTTTGTTGTTAGGTAAGTTTTTCGGTTTGCCAACGTGTACTCATTCATGAATGTAGAGTTTATATTAATCAATTCAATAAGCTTGTTTAGTGTAATCGTTGGATTATCTAGTATAATATCGACAACAATCTGAAACATTTTGTGTGTGAACTGTAACGATTGATTGCCAATTTTTGGAGCACAAGAGCGCAAGTTAGCAACAAACTTCTCCTTCATGGATTGGCTGTTATTGATAGTGGCAGAAAGTGTAGCACCTCGGTTTGTCCCCTGTTGCATGCGGTATGCGGAATCTGTGGCCAATCGTATCCAGTGTTGTTGACGACCTTTAATAATATTAACATTTGATGTAAACTCATGTGAATGTAACAAAGTGTGATCTTTACTATTCATATACACCAAATTATCTGGATTGTTATTATATTTGTTAAAATCACGGTGGTGAATTACCTGTTTAGGAGCGTCAATGTATCTAACATTGAACACATGCTCTTCTGAAGGCATGAATTCTGCCACCATTCTATGAGTAAAAGTCCAATCACCACAAGATGTATCATAAATTTGCTGATACATTCTTGATTTGTTATTTGATAATCCATGTTCTCTAGCATTAAATGGAAATAGAGAATCTTCTGTAGTTAAATCTTTTGCTTCTACAAATCCCTTACCTTGAACTGGAAACTTGTGTTCTGGTGTACATATAACTTGTTGACCATTATCTAAGGTTAATTGAATGGTTTGTGCATTGTGTTGTGTAATACCAGCCCACGAAACAATACCAGGAACAAGTTGTCCTGTTTTAGGGTTAACGCTATACACCCAGTTTTGTACACCTTTGATATGCTCATCTATCATTGTCTGTAACGTAACTATGCGACCATCCAGCAGAGGAATCTTTGTATCTAATGCTAAGCACATTTGTTGAGGGTTGTATACGCTATCTACTTGATCAACACCTCCACCAAACGTTGGAATTTTCTTTTGACGGATTTCATTTTTAATTTGTTCTAGATAAGCCTTGACGCGTTGCGGTGGCATTTTACCAACGTCAATATAAAAGACTCGACGTTCTGGAGCTCGTTGAATACGATAAATGATAACGGCATCTTCAAGCAATTCTTTTTGTTTTTGTGCTCGATATACAGCTCGTAAAATTGATTCACCAAAAGGTGCAGATTCTGCAATATCATCATTGAGCGAAAACCAAACAACATCTTCTGATGGATACGTATCAACCATTTCTTGAGAGTACGTTCCATATTGACCAGTTGGCTGGTTGTATGGTGAATTAGGTGTTTTTGTTTCTTTCCGCATCTGCCATCCAAGCACTTTTGTCATGTTGCGTTCATCAACAATTGCAGCAATGACGTTCTTTGGATGGACATATTCCCATTTGCCTGTTTCGGATTTACGATGGAAAAAACAATCTCCATACTTTGCCGTAACACGAGCAACTTTAAATAAGCGTGTGTTCCATTCATGAATATCACTCCAATATCGCAGTGCAGTACGAAGTGTTATCATTGATGAACTTGGAATTTTTTCTTCCTTTTCCCCTTCAATAATCAATTCAAGAGGCATATCATCATTTGGATCGGCACCAATCATTTCTTCGGCGATTGTGTCGAGAGATCTTGCTACTTCCACATCATTGTCCATTAAATCATATTCACGATAACGTGTAATGCGTGAAGCTGAACCCTGAATTAGACGTTGGTACCATGTATAGTTAGCATATGTACCCTGATCACCTATATTCTGGTTATCGGTCATGGTTGTTACACCAGGCTTCGGTACAACAATCTTAAAATAATCTGTAAATTTTGCCATTTAGCATATCCTAGTCTAAGTTTTCACGCCAAATACTATTTATAGTTTCCAATATCAGCGATGACCACTAATGGCTATCGACCATATGAATAATTAAGATAACTTTGAGGCATCATCGAATTCGGTCGACCGTTTGTGTCTGCGGCCTGTTTTCTTAATCCTTCTTCAGTCATCTTGTTGCCCGTTTTTCCTGAAGCATCGATATTTTTGAGAAGATCACTATTGTTGCGCTCAATAGCAAGCTGCTCTTCTGCAATTTCTGTGTTCCGTTTTTGAGATGCTAATAGATCTGCCGCTATTTTATTTTGTGTTTCAGTTTTTGTGCTCTGAATGTCTTGTTTCTCTACCAGTTTTTCAACATTTATACCTCTGTATGCACTTATAGCGTCCTTTATAAGTGCATACGCCGCATATCCCGGAAGTATGGATCTGGCCAATTTGTCGATCGGGTTCTCCAGCGGATTTTTATCTTTTTTGCCGCCCAAACCAAAGATTTTAAGTGGATTCTCTGCATACTCAACAAGCTTGGATAGTAGTGTTGACGTCTCTCGGAGAAGGCCGACACCTTCACCTGCTAGTGCTGACATAGTTTTGTTATACGTTTCTTGGAATGTCATCATTTTACCCAGGTGTGAATCATTAATTGCATTAACCATCGGGCCTGCTTGATTCTTCAGTGCACTGATCAGCGTTGTCGAAAAAGGACTATCACTACCGTAATATTGGTCAAGGTTTAATTTGTCTAACAGTTGAACTGCAGTAATTTCACTTCCTAGTCCTTGTCCTCGCGCCTGGTCCATCATAGTCGTGGCGTTTTTACTAAAGTCTTCTATGTCTTTTCTCATTTGTGCTGTTTGTTTACCTGGACCTGCCATGACTGCTTGTGCTGCTGCATCGGCACCTGATATACCCATAGCTCCTCCTAACGCTCGCATTCTTGCTGCTTCTTTAATACGTTCCAAAGGCTTGGCTGCGACCATCTTGTTCAACATCTTAGCCGCTGCTTTAGCTTGATCCGCTGTCATACCAGCAGCGACGTTCAGGTTAATCATCGCTCGTTGTGTA